TCGTCGTCCTGGTCTTCGTCGTCCTGGTCTTCGTCGTCCTGGTCTTCGTCGTCCTGGTCTTCGTCTGCGTATGGGTGCTCTACGATGAACGCTTCCAGGTGCGTGATTTTATCGTCCTTTCGTGTGACGTCTTCCGGGAATTCACACCCTACGCGCTCAGCTTCCGCGTCGATCGTTTTGTGCGTGTCTTTCCAATTGTGTGAAGGCGGAAGAACTCGAAGCGTTTTTGTTTCGTTCTCTGCAGCTTCTGCAGTCTCAACCAAAGCTATGTAGTTTTTCACAATTTGAGCCGCAGAAGAAACGCACTCGGCGCAGCCTAGGTCTACCGTTCGGCCTTTTCCTGTCGTTACTTTTGTGATCGCGAAATAGGCAGATTCGATGCACAGTTTTTCGTCTTTGGTCCAGTCGTGTGTACCTAGTTCGAATTTCGGTTGAAGCGTTTCGATGTCCGCATCAATTGTTGTTATTCTTTTCATATAAATTATAGATTAAAAAGGCCGTAGCCGAGATTACAAGATTCTGCGATATTAGCAAAGTAAGCCAGAAGGCAAAGCAGGTAGAACAGTAGATAATTTTACGCTTTTTTAGTTTTGGATAATTGAGATACAGCCAACGATTAACGCCTAGCCTGTACACCAGTACAAAAACAATGAAGATGAAAAGCAGGCCTACTTTGTAGGTCGGTGTTTCAATCCAGGTTCTGTAGTCGGTAAAATTCTGTAAGTATTTCATATTTAACAAAGTTACATATTTTCTCCAATACCGATTTCGATATGCCGGACCGCTCGGAAAAGGCCTGCATTGAGCCGTTCACTTTACAAGCTAGAAAGGTATCTACTTCGCGCGTGTACTTTTCGCGTATCGAATCCAGGACCGGAAGCAATTGTCTGTACAGGCTTTCGTCGAAGAACGGGTCCGCGTTTTGGTCTAGTTCGATTTGGTTCGCGTCGAAGCGTTCCTGTAAAGGTTCCGGCTTCGCGTTATTTATGCAGGTTCGAAGGTAGGCCGTATTGGGTAGGTCTTCGCCGAACTGGCAGAACGTGTCGTGCACTACGTCGCGGTTCAATTGGCCGTGTCTGTTACTCGCTATTCTATATAATTTTTCGTGCTGCATACAGTCCAAATATATGCAAAATATTCCCGATAGACCACCGGCGAAACAATGCTAAACTATCGTTTACTTTCTTGTTTAGCTTTGTTTTCCAGTGGTGGCGGGGCTTGTAGGCGAAAAGTAAACAAGTAAACGAATAAACAAACGAAAAACCTTTATGCGATATATACGTAATATCCTATATTTATACGCTAATTTACTACTAAAAGTAATAATATAAAGTTAAAGGCTTATTTTATTGTTTACTTGTTTACTTATACAGATTTTCCAGGTTTTATGGTGCGTGCACGCGTAAACAAGAAAGTAAACAAAGCGCACTTTTATTGTTTTCTTGTTTATTTAACAAAAATTAAATGAATAATAGTTGCAAGATTCAAACATTGTGCGTACATTGCAGTATGAAAACGATGATACAAGCAACCCAGAAGAACATAAAAGTAGGAACAGTAGTGCACATGCACACAGTAGCAATGACTGTCACAGAAGAAACGCCGAAGTACTACAAAGGCTTTCACACCTACAAAGGAAAAAAGCACAACATCATGTTAAGCAAAAGCACTTTAACCAATCCGCACTACATGAACCGACGCGGCGGAATAAAGGTCGAAGCGATAGTGGACAACTTAGCGTAGACCTCAGCACCAAAACAGATAATTTTTTACTCACTCATAAAAACAAAACTAAAAATGAATAACGCAACAGACACACAGGACCAAGGAACAGCGACAGAAAATACGTACAAAAAATTCGCGCCGAATGTCTTCATAGCCAGATGCCCGCAACAGCATGAAAAAGGGGCCACGATCACGCTTACTACCAGATACGGAACCGAGCACGAATGTATCGTATTCAATTCTATAGGAGTAAAAGACGGTTTCTTCCACTACTCAATCGTGCGTGCAGACGGTTACAACTCGCAGGAACGCGCAAAGGCAAAAGCTGAACGCCTGGAATCTTGGGCAACCTCAGCGAGCACCAAAGCAGACGAACGCTTCGCAGCTTCGGACCTTAGCGAAAGCAAAAGCGGAATACCTTTCGGTCAACCTATTCTAGTGGGTCACCACAGCGAAAGAAGACACCGCCGCGCGATAGCGAATGCGACTGCAGCAATGGACAAGAATATCGAACTTCGCGACAAGGCAGAAAGCCACCTAAGCAAAGCGGAGTACTGGAAGGCCCAGGCGAATAAGATCGACTTATCAATGCCGGAATCTTTGGAGTACTTCGAACACTTACTGGAAGAAGCAAAAGCACAGCACGCAGGCATGAAAGCCGGAACCATTGAACGTGCGCACAGCATGTCTCTAAGCTACGCAAATAAGAAAGTAAAGGAATTAACCAAGAAAGTTAAACTGGCGCAGCGCTTGTGGTCCTAGACCCGCGCAGCCGCATAACAAACACAAGTATGAATCTTAAAAAATCAAACACAGTGAAGCACGAGGGTGCGGACGTTTACACGCTTTGGCGCATTAACGAAAAAGAATTCCACATCGAGCACGAAAAAATCGCCGTCGTGTCTGGCTCAGAATCAAAAGCGGCCGTCGAACTATTCTCGGAAGCTGTCGAGATAGATGCGATTTTCGAACTGCAGCCGCGCACGCTATTAGACATGTTCGAAGACGCGGCGGAAATTGCAGAGGGCTTCCAAGCCTGGACAGCCGGACGCGATTTGCCTATGCCTTTACCAGAACTAAAAACGCGCTTTGGGCGCATGAAAGAAAACCTTAGAAAAATCAAACAGACTAAATTCGAATTATGAAACAGCACGTATCTTTAATAGCACTCGTAGGTATAGGACCACGAGCAACCGAGAAAATGAACCACCAAAGCCCGGCACATGAACTGCGCCAGTACAAAAGCGTACTAACTGCAGAAGATTGTCGCGGGTGTTATTTCGACGAATATAGACTACCCCAGAAATGGAAGGGCACTGCTGCGGAACTAGAACTGCTTCGCGTAGTCCATGAAAGAATGACAGCCGAAGCCGTGCAACTGCACACGCATCGCCCACACGGCGACCCATACCCAAGAATGTGCATCGAAGCTTTTAACGTTAACGAAGGTTCCGGCGATCCGAAAAGTATGAAAGGGTTTTCGATAGTCAGCATAGATGCTTTAATTCCCGAGATACTTAAAAAGGAAACGGAGTTAAGCCCCTTCGATTTTTCTGTGCTGCGTGCCTACATACTGCGCAAACCTGCTGCGACTAGTTCGGGCCGCGCTTACACGCTTTTAGAAATAGAGGCTAACTGGCCGCAGTTCTACCGTGACACCGTAACCCGAAAAGCGTAGGACCATGAAACTAACAGAAGTGCCCGCACGGGGCAAAAACGTAAAGTGGCGTAATTTCCAACAAACCCGGACGCCGTACAATTTAACCCTGGGCCGCACGTATGTGCTAGGCAACCGAACCAAAAAAGCAAAGCAGATCCGCGCTGCGTTTATACAGACCTCGCCCAAAGGTTTTAATTTTCTGGACCTCAGCACGAATAAATGTGTGTTCAAACAGCCGTTGTACCGGTCCGGCTTCAAGCCATACGAACAGGAAAATGTATTTTTCATAATCAGTTCGATAGTTCTGTACGCAGAAACCGAAGAACCTCAACAGGAAAAGCCTGGCGCCTTGCTGCCGTTGTACGGTGTACGAAATAAGGACCTGCCGGAGTTGCGCAGCTATGCAAACTTTCGTAAGTGGTCCGACGGTTTCCTGCCGTTACTGCAGAAAGCCACCCAGTACAGCGCAGCCGATAAGAAGCTGAGGTCCGACATAATTCGACGGCACGCCATTGTTTCGCCGATAGTGCGCAAATGTTAAAATTTGTTAATTCTTTGAATAATAGTTGCAAGATTCAAACATTGTGCGTATATTGCAGTATGAAAGATACAAATAACACTGCAGCCCCTACGATTGAATCGCGAGAATTCAAGATGAACAAATACACTAAAAACGTTTTAGATCACATTTTCATAAAAGGTTCCGGCTGTTGGTTCTTCTCCAAGGAAGACGCCAACAAAGCCCACTACAAAACAGGAAACGAAGTAGGTCTGCACTATCGTGAAAAAGAGATCGACGGAAAAATAATGTTTCAGCAAAGAGAATCAAACGCCTGGAACTAAAAAGAAATAGAAACCATGAAAAACACAATAGACCTTCACCAGTGGTTATTCGAAATACCACTGGACGACGTAAGAGCGGAAAACTACGAAGACAAAGGCGGCCCGAAAGAACCCTGCATTTGTTGCGGCAAAAAAGTTCCGAACCCGAAATACAGCGTGCACCTTTTAACGAATGGGAATCTAATAAGCAGCGCGGAGGACTTCGATAACTCCCAGGGCTTCTTTCCAATAGGCGCGACCTGCAGAAAAAAGCTGCCGAATAATTTCTATTTCGTCGATCCGTGATAGTGCGCAAATGTTAAAATTTGTTAATTCTTTGAATAACAGTTGCAAGATTCAAACATTGTGCGTATATTGAGGTATGAACTTAACGAAGAAGATAAAAGAACTAATAGCAGATCCTGAATGCGTTTTCGTATCGAACCACTCTGGCGGAAAGGACAGCCAGATAATGTACCTGGAATTGCGCAAGATCATTCCTGCGGACAGGCTGATCGTAATACACGCACATTTGCCCGAGGTTGAATGGGAAGGCACAGAAGCTTTTATCCGCGAAACAGTTACGCACGAATTCCACGTGGTCCAGGCAGTTAAAACGTTCTTCGAAATGGTCGAGCACCGCGGCATGTTTCCTTCACCAGAGAACCGCCAATGCACAAGCGATTTGAAGCGCGGACCCATACAGAAGAAAGTACGCCAGATATGCAACGAACGCGGATTCACAAAAGTAGTTAATTGCATGGGCCTTCGTGCCGAGGAAAGTTCTGGCCGGAAGAAGAAGGCCGCCTGGAAGTGGAACAAGTCGCTAAGCGTACACAAGCGCGTGCAGCGCAGGTGGTACGACTGGCTGCCTATACACAAGATGAAAACTACAGAAGTGTTCGCAGGCATTAAGAACGAAGGCCAGGAACCGTTCTGGGTGTATGCTGCAGGAATGACCCGCAAAAGTTGCGTTTTCTGCATAATGGCTTCGGAAGAAGATCTGTGCCTGGGCGCGAAGCTACGACCGAAACTGCTCGAACGCTACGACCATTTCGAAAAGAAAACGGGCCACGTAATGATAATGCCTTCTAAGGCCAAAGGGCGAAGAACTCTAAAAGAAATTGTAAACGCGTAAAGATATGAGCAACCAATACACAAAAGCGCAGGCCGACTGGCTCGAAGCGCAGCCGGACTACCAAACGATTCTAAAAGCGAAACAGAAGCACTACGGCCGCACAGAAATGTCGTACGAATCGGCGGCGGATGAATACGCCAATAAGTTCCACGAATGGAAACTGGCGAACCCAAACAAAGCTAAAACAGCTTTCGAAAAGGCGGCCGCTTTGACGCAGAAATATATCGACTTAATACAAGAAATACAGGCCGAGAAAACCAAAGAACACGACTACGCCGAAAAGCGTTTGAACCGAGCCGTAGCGGTGCTGAAATCTGCGACGGCTATAACTGAAAATTTTAACTCTAATACAGAAGACCAATGCCAAGAATTAACAGCAGAGAACTAGACGACCTCATCGCCGAAGAAGGCGCAACGCGTCAACAACCGAAAACACGATGCGTACACTTGTACAGAAACGGGCAATGCCGCAAAGGCGAAAACTGCGTATGCAAAAGCCTTCGAGACGACGCCAACGCGCAACTGTCCCCAGATACCAAATTCTACGCCTGTTAAAAACTTAGAAACCATGAACGAATTAATAGCAAAGCTGAAAGCCTTCGACGAAGAACTGCGCAAAGCAGATCCGCAGGACATCGTAAACGCGGCCGCTTCTCTGGTACATTTACAGCACGCCTGGAAAGAACTGGACCTGCTCAAAAACATGATCCAAATCGCCGCCGAAGACAGAATCGACGCGCTCGAAGTTGCGCAAAGGTATGGCGGGAACAAAGCACCGGACGACTACTACGAAAGCCGGGCGATTCATTTCGGGCGAAACGTTTTTAGCGTCATTCATTCGAACCCAGTTACGCACAACTTGAAGACCACAGAGGAAGCAGGCATCGTGCACAATCACTTCAAAATGTGGATTATTCCTTTTATCGAAAACACACCTAAAAATGAAAATGAAAATAGCACAAAAGCGAGCGATTGAAAAGCGCTGCATTCAGAACATTATCGACCACGGGGCCACGGTTAAAAAGTCCCCGAGCGAATTCGACCTGGCGATGGGCAACAAATTCGAATGGGAAACCGGCATAGGAAAGGCAGCTATAAGCCTGGACGTGCTCTGCGGGTCCAAAGTAATGTCTTTGTTCGTTCGCTTCGTAGACGACACCGAAACGGCCCAGAAGATCTTTCCGCACTGGAAAGTTAACATGCAATTGCACGAACGCGTGGACTTCGATTGGTTCGTCGATAATCACCTGGAAACGATCACAGAAAAAATCGAAGATTATTTAATGCTTTGAGTATGGAACCGAAAGAACAACTGCGCCAAGCTTTCGAAAATTGCGGCCTGGCCTTCGATGAAAACTACAGCGTTTTAATTCTCGAAGAAGAACTGGACGAAGTTAACGAGATAAGCCGAAGGCACGCAGATTTAAAGCACGACTACCAGGACCGAATAGAACGCGAAAAAAGAAAGTACCTGGAACTGAAAAGCAAGTACGAAAAATTAATAGCAGACATCGACGAAACGGAATACAATAACGGACTTTTTCGGGACCACAGGGAACGAGTTTTGCGCGAATACGAAGCTATCGAAATGCGCTTAGATAACCCCGATTTAGAAATTTACTAATCATGGACGAACGTATAGCAGAAATAATTCAACACACCTACGACACCGAAATGCAGCGACGGGCGCAGCAAGTCTTCGACCTCTGGCAGATGGACGTCGAAGCCGTGAAAGCGCACGCACGTATCGAGATCCGCGAAAGCAGGCACACTCTGTTCGTTTACGATTTTCCTGTCCTGTGTTGGGAACCTGGATTCGATTTTCAGGGGCTGACGTACAGCGAAAACGCTGCAGAGAAACCGAGACTTTCGATGCAGTGGAAATGCTCGGACCCGGTAGGCCCGGACGCGTTCGGAATAGATACGCCTGAAATGCTCGCAGATGTTAAGGAACGTTAACGTTTCGAAGATTCTTTGAATAATAGTTGCAAGATTCAAACATTGTACGTATATTGAAGTATGAACAATACAGACAATGCAACCCGAAACAGAAATAACGAAATAGCACAAACGATTCTTACCCAGTTGGGCGGAAACAAATTCCGAGTAATGACAGGATCAAAACAATTCATCGCCGGCACGAATTCGCTGTCTATGAAATTAGCGAGAAACGCGAGCGGTGCTAATTATCTTCGAATCACTTTAGGATCGATGGACGTTTACAAAATGGAATTCATTTCTATTCGTGCAGGAAAGATGAAAACTAAGCACGAATTCGAGAATGTGTACTGCGATAAACTGGTATCGTTTTTCGAATCAACAACGAAACTTTACACAAGCCTGTAGGCCTTAAAATTTTGAACAATGAAAGAAGTACTGACGAACCAGGTAATTATCATGCAGACGCTGCACGCCCTCAGTGAAGACGAGGACATGCGGCGGAAGCTGCGCGAAAGAATTCGATTCACAGAAGCACGAATCCGAGGACTGGAATAGTTAAAATCTGTTAATTCTTTGAATAATAGTTGCAAGATTCAAAGATAATGCGTATATTGAAGTATGAAACAAACAGATAATACCTCGACAATACAAGACATTCAACCACGATTCCACGACAAGTTAAAAAACGTGGAAGGTTATTCCCTCCTAAGTTCTTTCGAATACGACCTGGAAGAAATTAGCAAAAGTTTGGACCGCCTGGGGCACATACTCCTAACGTGGACAGGCTCAACAGACAACCACGAAAGCGCACTAAAGGTCCGCAACGAACGGTACAAGATTATGAAGGCGGAAAAGGACGCCATCGAAGCACTGAAAAAATAATTTTCGATTTTTGTAATACAGATTCAAACTAATTGCATATATTTGCACTCATTAATTTAAACAAGGCGCACCGCCTATTCGGTGCAAAACTAAAATACAACCAATGAAAAAATTATTTCAAATCCTTTTAGTCGTCTTATGCCCGGCACTATTATTTAGCTGCGCAAAGGAAGAAATCAAACCGAACGCCGAGCCTGTAGCAATGCAGCAACCCTGTGACACCTGCGCGATTTACTGCGTAGTTTTCACGATCCAGAACCCGGACCACACCTTCAACGCATTTCTAAATAATGCGCCAGTAGCGGGCAACTTTGAAGCCTGCACAGGTGACACGATCCGCGTTTCGATGGTCCAGGACTGTGTAGCGAATGGCGGCCAGTGCTCGCAGTGGGCCTTGGACATTATGCGCAACGGCGCAACCTTGCACCAGGTAACCGGCGAAGGTTCGTACTTGTCTCACTCATATTTAATACCGTAGGACCTATGCAACAGAACAGCAAAGCGGTGGCGCTCGTGAAAGAAATCGTAGCAACGCAAACAGGTTTCATTCTGCTTGCAGCTTCGATGGCCGAGTACGCCAACAGACAGCCGGAATACTTAATCGAATTAAGCCTGGCGATTTCAGACGACGCTACGGGGGTCCTAGCCGAGCGCTTAGGCGACATCGTGCCGAAGTTGGCCGAGTATATCAACGAGCCGAAAAGGTACAACGTAGCGCGGCAAATCGTTAGCGGCTCATTCACAGCCGAGACATTAACGCACAAATTCACGGACCAAACTACCGGCCTAATCCAATTCGCAGCCAACCGCGCAGAAGAAACCGGCATGTGCCTGAAATTCCTGGAAGCAATGCGCGACCAATTTTTGCCCGAGCAAGAAAGAATGCAGGCGAAAATCGGCCAGGAACTATGCCTGGATCTTGCGTCCTTTTTCGAACTCCCAAAAGCCGGAAACAAGATATGCGAATCGATTTAAAACGAGTAATTGAGGACAGAGATTTGGACCGCGGCCAATTGGCGCAGGCTCTATTCCCTGCAAACCTTCACCCTGCGGCCGCCTTGTCGCGCTTGTTACTCAGCAGGGCGAGAATGAAAGAGGAACAAATTTATAGGCTGTCCATTTTTACGGGCCTTTCTATAGATGCGCTATACATGGACGCCCTCTACTGGAAAACAACAACGCACGACGACGTAGTGAGATTTAGCAAAGACAATTACTGCGCGATATACTCCCCCGCTACAGGCGTTACAAAAATTTACCATTTAGAAAAAGAAATAGCGGTGCACGTTATTGGCTTTTCTCAAAAACCTTTCGCGGAATACTTTCGCGAATTAGATCAAATAATAATAAATCAATCAGTATCAGTATGAACAAGATGCAAGTAACGTTGTCTATTGACTTGGACAACACAGAACAGACCGACGCTATGAAAGCGTTCATGGACACGTTAAGCGGCGGCGAAGCCCCAACGAAAAAACTTCGAAAAACAACGGCGGCAGACGACGAAGACCAGGACGACGACGAAGACGACGCGGAAGAAAAGAAAAAAGCTGCGGCCCGTGAACGTGCGCGAAAAAGTCGTGAAGCTAAGAAGAAAAAAGAAGCTGCAGCCGCTGCGAAAAAAGCCGCAGAGGAAGAAGACGAAGACGATGAAGATTTCGACGATTTAGACGACGAAGAAGCTGAAATCGATCTGGCGACGCTTCGAACTTTGACAGCTAAAAAGGTGAAAGCTTCCACGGCCAACCGTGACGCGATCAAAAAGAAGTTGGCAAAATTGAAAGTGAAGAACGTTAGTTCTTTGGAAGAAGACGACTTCCAGGAATATCACGATTTCATAACAGCACTGTAGTGTCTGGCAAGATTAATCACGCGGAAAGGGCACATGCGGTCCTTTCCGCTTCTTCGGCTTCCAGGTGGCTAAACTGCACACCCTCGGCCCGTATGGCGGACGAAATCGAACCCGTGCCAGAAATCGAACTGGCGCTACTTTTGGGCGACATTGAAGAAACGACCTTCGCCGCAGAAGGAACCCTGGCGCATGAAATTTCTGAAAACGAACTGCGATACCGTTTGAAGCTGATCGACAAAGAAGCGTACCACGGCACCAAACTAAAACTGAAAGCGCACGAACTTTTCAGTTTAGACATGCTCGAACCAGTCGAAGACTACGTGAATTTTGTACTAGAACAGGTCGCAGAAGCACGAACTAATAGTACTGGCGCTCTTATACTCATAGAAGAAAAAGTCTCGTTAGAAGCGTACATACCGGAAGGCTTCGGCACTGGCGATTTTATCGCTTTATCGGCCGGCGTCCTTTACGTCACAGACTTGAAATTCGGAATGGGTGTGCGAGTTAGCGCAGTTGATAACGACCAGTTAAAAATATATGGCTTAGGTGCCTACGACAAGTACAGCGTTTTGCATGAAATACACACTATACGGCTTACAGTTGTGCAGCCACGATTGGACGCCGTTTCGACGTGGGATATTTCGAGCGAAGATCTTCTGGAATGGGCGGAAAACTTCGTTAAGCCCCAGGCCAAAATTGCATTTTCTGGCCGCGGCGAATTGGTGCCGGGCGATTGGTGCAGATTCTGCGACGCAAAAGTATTGTGCCCTGCATTGAAAGACGAAATGCTGAGACTTGCAGACGAAGACTTCGCGCCGGATTCTGTGGAACTGGGCGACACCGACGTGCATAGTTTACACTTCGAAGACGTTATGGAAATCTACCTGCTAGCGGACCGCGTTAAGTCCTACCTAAATGCAGTCGAAGAACATATCTACAACTCTGCCCTGGGCGGCAAAAAATGGCCCGGCTTGAAACTCGTAGCCGGTCGCGGTCGAAGGTCTATTCCAGAAGCCGAAAAGGCCATGGACGCTTTGCGCAAAAAAAGCGTGCCCGAGATCCTATACAAACAAACAAAGCTGCGAGGTTTAACCGAGTTACAAAAAGGCCTAGGCAAAAAAAATATGGAAGCATTTCTAGGGCCTTTCATTACTTACAACGCCGGAAAACCTACGCTAGTGGACGAATCCGACCGAAGACCCGCACTGAGTAGGGGCGACGACTTCGACGACGACTTCGACCTGCTCGGCTAAAAACTTAGAAACCATGAACGAAAAAAGAACTTTACACGACTGGGCGAACGAACTTCCTGCGGAATACCGGCAGAAACTTATCGCAAAATTCCTGGACTGCGTGCCGCCTGTTCGGTCCGTTACAGGCTTAATTCGTTACGCGCTCAACGCCGCACAGCCAGACGACCGCCAACCCTGGGAACTTCTACTGGAAATATACGTCGAAGAAAAAACAGCGAACTACCACGTTTCGTACATGACAGAAGAATTTTTAAGCACAGGCCTAACAGTTTTGGCCGTTGACATTTACCACGCTATCGACATAGTTCTAGCGCGGACCGGAAAAAGCGCGGACCAGATAATCTACGCCCACTCAAAAGACAACGTATTCAGGCGCGACGAACCAGGCCCCCGCAGAAAGTGGAAAGCTTCGGACTTCACGAAATAAATAATTTTGAATAAAAGTTGCATAAATCAAAATAAAAACAGTATATTTGCATAGAGTAGCAACGCTCGAAAACATAAAAAATAATACTAACAATTAATACACGTAAAATGGCAGAAAAATTAGTAACAGGTGAAGTGCGTCTAAGCTACGTAACAGTTCACGAACCCCGATCGATCACAGAGGACGGCCCGAAGAAATATAGCGTTTCTGGTTTAATTCCTAAAAAGGACAAAGCCGCTATAGCGCGATTCGAAAAAGCCGTGAAAAAAGTCATAGCCGAAAATCAACACATTTTGAAAGGCACCAAAGGCCTGAAAACTCCGCTGCGTGACGGTGACGAAGACAAGGACGGCGAAGAGTATGAAGGCATGATGTTTTTCACTGCGAATTCGATTAGCAAACCTATTCTGGTGGACGAAGACCGACAGGAAATAATGGAAGAACGCGAAATCTACAGTGGTTGCTACGGTCGCGTTTCGATGAACCTGTACGCCTTCAACACTGGCGGGAACAAAGGTGTAGCCTGCGGCCTTAATTCAGTGCAGAAATTGCGCGACGGCGAAAGCTTAGGCGGTTCCTACACTGCGGACCAAATCGATGAAGATTTCGGCGACCTGGACGACGACGAAGACGATTTATTATAGTAAATTGCCGCACTTTTAACCTCAGCGCGTGTAACACTTCAACAGTGGGGCACGCGCTTTTCGAGGTAACTAAAACAAAGAACGATATGAGTGATTTTTTAGAAGATTTTGAGCAGAAGAACAAAGAACGATGCGTAACCGTTTTCGGAATGACTTTACACGATTGGAGCCTAGCCGAGTGGGGCAACGCTTTAGCCGGAGAAACCGGAGAACTCTGCAACATTTTGAAAAAAGTTAAACGACGCGATTTTTCGTTAAAAGAAGCACAGGCCGCTATAAAAGAAGAAGTTGGAGGCATAGCGACCTATTTAGACTTGCTTTGTCAAGCGTCTGGACTGAGTTTGAAAGACTGCATCAAGGATGAATTTAACAGAGTTTCCGAGAAAAAAGGAACAACGATTAAACTCGAATAGTAAATTGTCGCACTTTTAACCTCAGCGCGTGTAACACTTCGACAGTGGGGCACGCGCTTTTCGCAGTATAATTCATTAACTAATTCAGTATAAAATTATGAACAAAGCAGAAAACACGATGCGCAAAGAATGGACGTACGGCGGGCGCGAACTATGGACGACGGTACAATGGACCGAAGAAGGAAGCTTTTTCCGGATCTTCGCTTTTGTGAACCTGAAACCTGAGAACGACAAAGACGACGTGCAGCGATGGTCCGGCTACGGCTACACCGATACGCCGGCGGCTTTATTCACTACCGTTCTACGTAATGCCGAAATCGCAGCCAGGGCGTACGTAGATTCGTTGGAACCAAACGACATGATTCGAACGCTTGTTAACTCAGGCTATTCGAACGCGGAATCCGCACAGGATAAGGACGATTTCTGGTACTACTCAGAATTCGACTACATTACAAGTGGAAACCCAAGACCGTAAAAATACTATGAAGCATTTGCACATTGATATAGAGACTTTTAGTTCTGTGAACCTGAAAACTTCCGGGGTGTATAAGTACGCAGATTCGATTGATTTCGAAATACTCTGCCTGGCATACTCCTACGGAAAGAAAGTCCACGTGTGCGAATGGGACGACGTACCCGAAGAAGTTCTGGCGGATCTTCAAGATACAAACGTTCGGAAGTTGGCGCACAATGCTACTTTCGAACGGGTGTGCCTTGGGGCTATGGGCCTGGACGTCGGGAACGAATGGACCTGCACTGCAGTTCTAGCAAGTTACAACGGCCTGCCGTTATCGCTTAAAGGCGTTTCGGAAGCTTTGAACTTAGGCGACCAGGCGAAAAGCGCTGCCGGGTCCGCACATATCCGTTATTTTTGCATTCCCTGCAAACCGACGAAGACCAACGAAGGCCGCGAAAGAAATCTACCTGAGCACGACGCCGAAAAATGGGAAAACTTTTTAGAGTACTGCCGGCAGGATGTCGTCGCAGAAGTGGCCGTCTATGAACGGTTAAAGCATAACTCTATACCGGAGTTCGAACAGCACCTGTACCAAATCGATCAACTCATAAACGAAAACGGAATAACCGTCGATTTGGAATTCGTTAACAGTGTGCTGCATTTGAACGAAATAAACAGAACGCGACTGCTCGAAAGGGCGAAGAAAATAACCGGGTTACAGAACCCAAATAGCATCGCCCAACTTCAAGACTGGATCGAACGCCGGACAGGGACAAAATTACCAAATCTCACTAAAGGAACGTTAGCGGATTTGAGTTTTGAGGATGGGCGAGTTATGGAAATGATCGGCATACGACAAAGGCTAGGGCGTACCAGTATTAAGAAGTACGATGCTATGCTAAATTGCATAATGGACGACGACAAAGTGCGCGGCCTGTTCCAGTTCTACGGGGCGCATACTGGCCGATGGGCCGGAAGGCTTATCCAGTTGCAGAACCTGCCTAGAAATTATATCGAAGATCTCGACTGCGCCCGTGAAATCGTCAAGGACCGAGACTTCGAACTGCTACAGATGTTATTTGCAGACGTGCAGGACACCTTGGCGCAGCTTGTGCGTACCGCTTTCGTGCCCTCTGTTGGACGATCGCACCTAACTATGTCGGATTACTCCGCTATCGAAGCGCGGGTCCTAGCGTGGCTCGCAAATGAGCGTTGGCGCATGAAGGTTTTCGAAGCAGGCCAGAAAGACATATACAAGGAATCCGCTTCGAAGATGTTCAAAATACCAGTGGCAGAAATAACCTCAGCGGACAGGGCGAAAGGCAAAGTTTCAGAATTGGCCCTGGGCTTTCAAGGCGGTTACAATGCGCTTAAATTGATGGGCGGCGAAGATATGGGCCTAACTATACCGGAAATGAAAAATTTAGTGGTAGTTTGGCGCAAGGCGAATCCTGCGATAGTGGACTACTGGCGAGCCGTTCAGAATGCAGCTACAAAGTCGATTCGATTGAAAACCAAAGTAACCCTGGGCGCACTGGTTTTCGATACGGACCGCGACAGCATGACAATAAAACTGCCCTCGGGTCGAACGTTAAGCTACCACAAAGCCAGAATAGCTTTCAACGAATATGGCAAAAAAGGAATACAGTACATGTGGGTGCACCCGAAAACCCGAAAATGGACCTGGGTAGATTCCTACGGCGGAAAATTGACCGAGAACATAGTACAGGCCGTGGCCCGTGATTTCATGGCCGAAGCCGTGGTCCGCGTTCACGAAGAAGGGCACGACATAGCAATGCACGTGCACGATGAAATCGTAGTAGAAGACGGCCAAAAAGAAGAACTGGAAAACATTATGAAAGTTCTACCCAGTTGGGCGAGCGGTTTTCCTCTGGATGCGAAAGGCGAAGAAGTTAAATATTTTCAAAAATAAAAGTGATTATGGCAAGAGGTGGAAAAAGAAAGGGCGCAGGCAGAAAGCCGAACCCAGTTAAAAAAGTTAGGATCACAACGAGCGTTCCTGAGAAGTACAAAACTGAAATACAGGAAGCATTCCAGAAAATAGCAAAAGCCTATACAGACAGATGCACGAAGGAACTATAGACATAGCCACAGGATCGCACGCAGATACAAAACTGTGGAAGAACAGGCAAACGACCTGGCCGGAATTCGTGGAGCGCTTAAAGCGAAGCGTTAAGACTGACGAAACTTTAAAAGAATACCTTCGAGCGTCCAAGACTGAGCAAAGCGCCATAAAGGACGTGGGCGGCTACGTGGGCGGCTATCTAGTTGGCGGACGACGCAACAAAAGCACCGTAGGACATCGCCAACTATTGACGCTCGACGTAGATTTCGGCACGGCGGATTTCTTCTTCGATTTCGAAATGGAATATAGCTGCAGCGCGTTTCTTCACGCTACGCACAAACACAGCGAAAAAAGCCCCAGACTGCGGCTCGTTATTCCCTTGGACCGCGAAGTAAGCCCGGACGAATATTCGGCCATATCGCGACGCGTTGCCGGGAACTTAGGCATAGAACTTTTCGACCCGACCACGTTCGACGTGAACCGGTTAATGTTCTGGCCGAGCAGACCTAAAGACGTGAAGTACTACTGGGCCGAGCAGAAAGGCGAATTTTTATGCGCGGACGACGTACTGGACGAATACGCAGACTGGACCGATTCTAGTTTGTGGCCCACTTCTGAAAAGCAAACAGAAGGCGTTCGGAATTCTGCAGACAAACAGGAAGACCCTTGCTTGAAAAAAGGCGTAGTCGGTGCATTCTGCAGAACTTATGGAATCGCTGAGGTTATCGAAAAATTCCTGCCGGAAGTCTATTCCGCAACTACCGAAGACCGGTACACATTTTCAGGCGGCAGCACTGCTTCGGGCCTTATGGTTTACGACGATATTTGGGCCTATAGCCACCACGGCACAGACCCAATTTCCGGCAGGCTTTGCAACTCGTTTGATTTGGTCCGGCTGCACCTATACGGGCACCTGGACAAAGACGCAAACGGCACGCAGTCTTTTAAGCGAATGGAACAGTTATGCACCGAAGACAAAGGCGTAAAATTCACACTAGCAAAAGAGAAGACGAAAACTTCACCCGAGCAGGAAGACGAAGACATCGACTGGATGATCGATTTAGAAATAGATGCCAAAGGGAATTTTATTTCTTCGGCTCAAAACTTAAATCTAATATTCAAAAAAGACGAACACCTGCAGAAGCTTTTCAGCTATAATCAATTCGATTCGAAAAGGTACATAAACAGAAACGCGCCCTGGCGAGAAATCGACGAACCCGAGCCAGTTCGGAACGTGGACTATTCCGGCGTTCGAAACTACGTCGAAATTATATATGGGATCTGTTCTGCGCATAAAATCGACGACAGCCTAGCCCTGGAAATCGAGAACAACAGCGTGCACCCTATACGGGAATATTTGAACGGCCTGGAATGGGACGGCACAAGCCGGATAACTACAACACTGCAGGACTACTTCGGCGCTGCAGATACGCTTTTCACTCGTGAAGCTTTTAAAAAAATGATGGTCGCGGCCGTGGCGCGGATCTTGGACCCCGGATGCAAATTCGATTACATGCTAGTGCTAGTTGGGGCGCAAGGGATTAAAAAATCTTCGTTTCTGAACGCGTTGGGCCGCGGTTGGTTTTCAGATAGTTTTTCCACTGTCCAGGGCAAAGAATCTTTGGAACAATTACAGGGCGCCTGGATCATTGAAATAGCGGAACTTTCAGCCTTCAAAAAATCCGAAGTCGAAGCCATTAAGCATTTCGTTTCAAAACAGAAAGACGACTTTCGACCGGCCTACGCTCGCTCGCCTGAAACATTCAAGCGGCAGTGCGTTTTCTTCGGTACGACGAATAACAGGGAATTCCTGAAAGACCCGACCGGGAATAGAAGATTTTGGCCGGTTATGTGCGAGCAGGACGAAGTAAAAAAGGAAGTGTTTACAGACATGCCCAAAGAAGTAGACCAACTCTGGGCCGAAGCGGTTCACCTTTACGAAGCGGGCGAAACTTTGTACCTATCCAAAAAGGTAGAAGCTGCCGCGCGAATAACGCAAGATCTGCACAGCGAAAAAGACGAACGCCAGGGAATGATTTTGGCCTATCTCGAAAGACTACTGCCCGAAGGTTGGGACCTGCTAGACGTCTACGAGCGCCGGAACTGGTTAGACAACACCAAAAGCGCCGGAAAGGTTACCAGGGACCGCGTATGCACTGCAGAAGTATGGTGCGAATGCCTGGGCAAAGAAAAAGAAGACATGACCCGCTACAATACGCGCGAGGTTAACGATATACTTCGCGGCCTGGAAGGGTGGACCGGGGTAACAACAACAGCAAAATTTAAAATCTATGGAACGCAAAAATACTATGAAAGAAACCTCGACTAAGAAAACGAAAGCTTTGAGCGAAGTCGCTATCGAAAAATACTTCGTGAAGCAATGCCGCGCAAATGAAATGTGGGCGAAAAAGAATAACCCGCAGTACGACGCAGGCGTGCCCGACCGGCAGGTATTGTGGAAAGGTTTTACAGGCTTCGCCGAAGTGAAAGCCCCAGGCGAAAAACCGGACCCGTTACAGGTGGCATATATTAACCGCCTTAAAAAAGAAGGTTTCTACGTTGGGAACTTCGAAGGCAAAGTGGGCTACTTCGACAGCAAGGAAGGCGCCGACGCTTGGATTTTAGGATTCGAAGACCACATAATCGAACTAATTCGCCAATTTAGATCCGCATGATAGAACTGGACGAATTCGACCTACACCACTACCAGGTAACTGCAGTGGATCACATTATGGAAAATTCGAAATGCGGCTTATTCCTAGACATGGGCCTAGGCAAAACGGTTGCAACTTTAACGGCTATTAATCGACTGATATTCGAAGAAGTTGAGGTCGAAAAAGTTCTGGTTATCGGAACCAAACGAGTAGCCGAAAGCGTCTGGAAACAGGAAGCGCGAAAATGGGCACACCTGCGCGATTTAAAAATATCGATAGTGGCAGGCACACCGGCCGAACGTGTGGCCGCTTTGAAGGTCCCGGCGCACATCTACACCATTGGCCGCGACAACGTGCAATGGTTGTGCGCCCACTATGGCGGAAGCCGTTTGCCTTTCGATATGGAAGTGATCGACGAATCTAGTAGTTTCAAAAATCATAAATCGCAACGGTTCAAAGCTTTACGGCTTGTCTATTTTCCCAGGGCCGTAATACTCACAGGAACGCCCGCGCCGAATAGCTTAATTGATCTCTGGCCGCAAATGTACTTACTGGACAAAGGCGAGCGCCTAGGCAAAACGATAAGCGCGTACAGGCGTAATTTTTTCAAACCTGGACAGATGAACGGGCACATAGTTTACAACTACCGACTGCGCGAAAACTCGGACGAAGAAATCTACGAAGCTATCGAAGATATTTGCATTTCTATGAAGTCCGAAGATTACCTGGATTTACAGGAAGCCGTCGAAAATAACATACTTATAGAAATGCCGCCAAAACTCGCTGCAGAGTACAAAGACTTTGAACGCGAAAAAGTTCTGGAACTGTTCACTGCAGACGAGCCCATAACGGTAGCGAGCGCCGCAGCCCTGAACAATAAACTACTGCAATTTGCGAACGGCGCAGTGTACGACGAAGACAAAGAATACCACGTCGTACACGATTTGAAACTGGACGTGCTCGAAGAACTCATGGAAGCTGCAAACGGCAAACCGGTGCTGCTCGCCTACACATACAAAAGCGACGCCCTACGGATCGAAAAGCGACTGAAAAAGTACAAACCTCGACGCCTGAAAACCGACGAAGATATACTGGACTGGAACGCCGGAAAAATTCAGCTTCTAATAATGCACCCGGCTAGCGGCGGCCACGGCTTGAACTTACAGGACGGCGGAAATATAATAATTTGGTTCGGCCAAACTTGGTCCCTGGAATTATTGGAACAGCTTAACGCACGACTAGACCGCCAGGGCCAGGCCGAACAGGTCGTAATAAATAAACTGATTCTGAAAGGTACCATGGACATGCAAGTTATCGCACGCCAGGAATCGAAAGCAGATGGGCAAAACGCGTTAATGGAAGCCGTAAAAGCTGCCAGGGACCGAGCCTTCAAACACCTAAAAAACATAGCATGAAAAGAAACTTGACGCAAAAACTGAAAGACGATTTCAGCTACGACGTAGCAGGATTAAGCACCTACGTGCAGCGCGGGCGCATTCCTAGAAAAATAAAAAAGCGCTATAAGAAAATTTGGGAAAAGCGTTTAGGTTACCGCGTTTTGATTATTCGCGATTCTGTGGCTAAGTCGCGACACTGGGGCGGCACAGTTATGCCTATATGGGGTTGTGCGCATCGTCCCAGAAATCAGAATAATTTTGTAGATTAGCAGAAAAAAAAGTATGCACTTTGGTTTAATAAACGGGCACGGCGGCATAATTGATTTCGTCTACCAGACAAGCGGAAAACAATTCCACCACCCGAACGGGCGAAGCATTTACGAAGGTGATTTTAACCGCAAAGTAGTTGCACGAATTATGGCGCTTTGCGCCCTTCACGGCTACACGGCCACAGACATAGTGCCGGAACTGCAGGACATTTCCAGAACTGAAAGAATACGCAGAACAGACGCGCTCTACGCAGTCCATAAAGATTTCGTACTAATCGAGATACACGCGAACGCAGGCAAAGGAACCGGCTTCGAGGTCTTCACTTCGGTGGGCGAAACAGGCAGCGACCCTTTGGCCGAAATGATGATCGATTCCATGGAACGAACTTTGCGCCCTTTCAAACTACGTGCGGACACGTCCGACGGCGACAGGGACAAAGAAGCGAATTTCCACATAATCCGAACAGTGAAGTGCCGGGCCTTTTTGATCGAGTGCGCATTTATGGACACCTGGGAACCCGACTGCAGAATGATGCTCGAAAACCCGGACCAATTCGCAGAAGCGATCTTCAACGGAATGATTAACATACAAAAACACCTATCGTGAAAAATTCAAAACTTACATTTTTGCTCGCAGCTATGGTGCTGCTTTGCTCGCTCAGTTGTAACGCCGAAAAACGCATTTCGCGGATCTTGGAAAAGCACCCGGAAGTCGTCGCGTCGTATAACGATACTACTCTGGTAGAAGTACAGGTACTTGATTCAATGACCGTAACAATAGGCGATACAAACTACATGTGGTACTATGTGAAAGACACCATCTACGAAGTGATTACGTCGAAAACGGTATTGGACCCTAGCAAGGTGAGCACACGACAGGAAAAGAAGCTGCAGGCGAAAGAAGACCGGGTGAAAATCCGCCAGGAAGCAAAAACGGACCGCACAGAAACCAGACAAGAAAATAAAACAGGCTCAAATTGGGCGTTCTACTGGACTTTCGCAGCCTTACTGGTAGCAGTAGCCTACATTCTATGGAAACGACGCACAGCGAAGCCCTAGACGTCTTCCGGGACGATTTCGAGGTCCTTCGGCTTAACGAATACAACTGTTTCGCTATTTTGAGCCGTTCTGCTCGATGTTTTAGGCACTATTAATTTCTCGTAACAGTTGTGCAGTCGTTCTTCAACGGCCAAGATCCGCGCTTCGGCGTTATTTAGCTTATCATTTAAGAAATATAGCCCGCCTAGCATTAACGCTATGGAAAGGCCATGCGTTTTAATCAAATTGAGGAACCCGGTACCAGTCATAATTTCACTTTTTTATTGGTTAGCATTTTATTTTTTCAGTAGTGTCGTAGTCCTGCAATTCTATGTCGCACAGGCCTACGGTTTCGATCAGTTTCATAGTCAAGGTCGCCTGCCAACCGGCCACAACGTCCGGGCACGAATCTTTGAACTTCAACGGGACCGAGCACGAAGACACGACGCAGAATTCCTGCCAGTTCGGCGAGAATTTCAGCACTTTGTAGATGTCGTGAAGCGTCTGCAGTGTATCGGATTCAACTTCTTTTAGGTTTGTTTGCCCTTCGGCCACCTGGTCCACGCAAATTATGTTAAGCTGCAGGGTAGTTATCTTAGTGAAAGAAAGGCCCGGCGGAACGTTGCACACGACTGCAGGGTATTTCTGCGCGCGATGGTTGTAAGAATCCGGCCAGTCGCCCCAGAAATAATCAGCTACTTGCAGTTTTAGTCCTGCGGCTATTTTTTCCAGTCCTTTGTCGATTTGTCGCAGTGTTGTTTTCATGTGCAGTTTTTAATTTTTGTACGGTCTTTTTGCTCAGCTTAGGTCTTTGCATTTCTACTTAAATTTGATGTTTCGCCAGGGTGAATTTCCTTTCTTTGCTGCAGGGGTTTCGCAGTTGTTGTCTTCTTCCAATTTTTCCTGCAGGTCTTCGGTGAACGCGGCCACGTCCTGTTTCAGTTGGTCGCGAAGTCGAAGCAGTTCTGTAAGTTCGGACGCGTCGAAGTTTTCGTCTTTGGATTTTCCCGCTGCGGCCGCTCGCAGTTGCACTGTCAATGGCAGAACTATTTTGTAGTCCACCGCTGCGGCGATATACGGGTGCACATAGTCGTATAAAAGTTCGGACGTTTCCGGGTCTAGTGGCACGATAACGGCCGTAGGTGGAAGCGAAGCGGAAACCTTGTCTAGCAGGTCTATGTAACGCGTTTTGCCCATTACCTTTTTTAGCATTGTACGTTGTACGCGTTGGATCGTCACGTCTACGGTGTGCGGCAGTACGTTGCTCTGCACATAGCCTAGTTTTTTGACGCCTTCGGCATCGATAAGCATTACGTTTTTCATAATCTAACTACGTTTTGTTTCCATTCGTGACGACAGGACGGCTTCGTTATGCCCGTGTCTGGGTCTGTGTACCAACCGCCGCGATAACGCCACACGTCCGTATCTAAGGCCGCCGAAAGGCGTTCTATTTCGTCCCGGGTGTATAACCTGTCCAGGCCTACCATGTCTACGCAGAAATCGCGCGACGTAGGTATGAGTATTTCGCCCATTCCGGCTTTGACTTCGTAACTATAGCGCACTTCCAGTTTCACGTCCTCAGCTTCCGAAAGTTTCCAACCGTCCAGAACGCCTTTGAGGTTCAGTCTGGCGATTTCCAGGCTAAGGCCCAGGGCACCTTTTCCGAGTGCTTTCGAGACTTCCGAAAACGTTTTGCCTTCGCCGATCATTTTCACGATCATTTTTTGATTCTTTGAAAGCGACGCGAAATTTTCGGTTTGTGCTTCGGCCAGGAAATCTTCGTCTGTGGTTTCCTGGTCGAAAGTTCTACTTTTGATAACGTTTGCACCTTTGCGCGGCTTGCCCATCGTGGACAACATTTGCAAAACTGGATCTTTCTTTTTTACGGCCATTTTCGTAGCGGCCACCTCTGTAGAAACGCCCAAATCTAAAACGTATTTTCTAAAAGCGACCACGGCGCCAACTTTGCCTAAACGAGCGAAAGCCCATTCGAGCGAACCGGCTATGAATTTTTGGCGCTTGTTAACGTAGTTGTTCGAAAACAGGGTGTAAGAAATTTCCATTTCTTCTTTCGATCCAAACATAGTTTCGCTATTCACTGCGAAAAGAGTAGGCGAGCCGGCCGAATGGCCTATAAGAATTTTGCTTCGAATTTCCTTATTTGAAGCAATGTACCTTTTATCTAAATTGTTGCCGTTCAAAGATTGAACCGTCGCTGCATTTTCGGACCCGTCTGCGAATACAACAGTTACGCCGCCCTGGGTGTCTCGGTCCGTCGAATCGCCTTTGATGCCGTCCGCTATTTCGTCCGCTTCTTCTTCGGTGTCCGGCTCGCCATTGTTGAGACTAACAAGCGTGCCGCCTTTGTACCCGTTCATCGATTCTGAATAGGCGAAGTAGTCCTGCTCTATTCCTGCAAGAATGGAAACGATAGCGCCAACGTAAACAGGCACCGGATAGTAGCCGAGCGAAAGCCGGCCATTTTTCAAGATCCGCTGTTTTGGCTTCACTTTGCAATACAGTAGCGCTTCGTCGTCCCGGTCGTCACCTTCGCCGGATAGCTGCGCGTATCTCAGGTCTATTATTTCTTCATAATTCGTGAGTTCTGCAGTTTGTTTCGATGCACTCCAATCGTCAGAAATGGCGAACAGGTTTCCTTCGGACTTATACCGAACAGATTCGAAATCCACGTGCGAAGGTTTCCAGGTTTCGCCTACTCGCTTAAATCGTACGGCGAAGCCGTTGAACGTTTCGAAGTCGTCCACTACGTCTTCCAGGGCGTCTTCCAGGGCCTGCCGGATTTCTTCGTCTAGGCCTGTAATATCCACACCCGCTGCAGACATAAAAGTAACTTTCTGGTTAATGATTCCGCCGTGGATAGGATTGTCTTGTCTGTACGCGACAAGTTCGTGCGGATAAAGATTTTTTTTGCCCCATTTAACGATGCCTTTTCCGAAGCCGGTTCCGCGCGAAACTTTTTCGCTAGCTTCTGGATTCTCTGCAGCCCTAAAAGCCGCACGCCCTACGCGAATTCGTTTCTTCGTTTCTGTTTTAGTCTCTGGCATATACTTGGGGGTTTTTGGTAGTCGTTACCGTCTGTAGGTTTTCGCCTGCGCCTTGAACGCGAAGCAGTCCTACTTCGACCAGGTTATCGGACTGGGTTTGGTATATTTCGTACGTGTAGAAGCCTTCGACTGCGAAATCAATTTCGGTGCCTTCGTCGATCTCGAAAACTTGCAATCTTGTGCTGAGGTTAATCGGAATTTTGGTTAATTCGTAGGTAACGTCTTTGCTGTTCTCAGAAACAAATACCATGCGGTATTCGGCCGGCTCGCCGCAGATGGATAATTCACTGAGGGTGAAACCAACTTTGTTTAACATGTCCTTTTTGATCGTTACCATATTTCAAATTTAACACAAAAAAGCGGACCCCGTTATAGAGTCCGCCTTTAATTGTGATTAGTTAGACTATCGCAGGCCGATACTACGGCGCCAACATGCCTAAGAGAAGCACAGACGAGATTTTCGCTTCTGGTCCTATTTGTCTGGAAGTGATTGTCCACACAGACCCGTTCGCGTCGTCTAGCATTTTTCCAGGGCTTCGCGAGCGTTGTACTTTTCCGCCGCGGCCTTCTTCGTAGTGGTAAACTTCGAACGAGCCGTCGTTTAACTCCAAAGCGACACCCACGCGCCCTTTGATAGCTTTAACGCCTGCAGCGATGTCCTCTGCCGTATTACCGGCCAAGGTTACTACAGTCTTGTGCTCGTGAGCCGTCGAATTTTTCGCGGCTTCGCCTATGCTGTCCGCATTGGCTTCGATAGTTTCAGGCTCAACATTGAACTGGTAAATGTACTTCGTAGGTTTTAACGCCATTGCAGTAATTTCACCATCTACGACCACAGGGGCCGTAGCATAATTGCTCAATCCGAGCGAATCTTTAAGCGACCACATGAAGGCTCTTTTAGAACCTCCAGGCGCATCGCAAAAAGTAGCTTTTCCTTCTGTGAATTCGCACATAATACTAAGTTAAAACGATTTTACCGAAGTACTCAGGGTAGACGTATTCTACGCCAGAACCCCACTCGGCACCAAAAAATAGCTTTTCCTGAATTTCTTCGTACTTCAACCAGAATTCGTCGATGTCGCCTTCCAAATCGGTAGCGAAAAACATGAACTCGTAAGGTACTAAGTACACTTCCGGCGCGTTCGCTCCTACTTCGGTTAACGTGCCTTCTGCTAGCTGCGAATAAGTACGCACAGTGATGTTCGTTGTAGGCAATTCGAAAGACATTTCCGCGCCTTCTTCTTTTACATTCAACAAAGCGTTGTAGTCTTTATCTGCCCAGATGTTTGCTACGATTTTTTTCGCTTCCGCGCGTGGCATAATCAGTTCAGGTTTGATTCCGTTGTCCAACAATTTACTGGAAGCCGCATTCGCGACCTGCACGTAACGTGCGAAAGCATTCGCCGCCGTTGTAGGACCTGCGAAAGTTTGAGCCGGGATGAGCGGATCTGCTTTCCATTTTTTGATGTAACCGTCGTAGTGCACCAAATCCGGGTTGGCCGAAGCCGTGTCCCCTTTGAACATGATGTCTTGATTTTTCAATCGTCCGCGCTTGATTACGAATGCTGCGATTACGTCGTCCAAAGGCAAATCTTCTTTTTCCGCTCGTTTTCCTAAAGATAGGAGAATTTGCGCCCACGTACTTTTCAACGTTTTGTTACAAGTTGACATGTCAATTTTGACAGGCACAGAACTAATCGTCTTGTCGTGGAAAATGATATTTCCGTCCGGCGTTTTTCCGCAGTTCTCTGCGCTCTGCAAAGGCGTGTCCATTTCGAGCAGTTTGATTTTCTCGCTACCCTTTACGCCTTCCATAACCTGAACGCGGCTAACTAGGCTTCCGCCTTCAATCAACGCGACCAGAATATCTTCGCTTTGTTCGTCCACATAGGCCCCGATGTTCGATACGTCGAAATCGAATTCGTCTTTTAACCGGGCGTGGAATTTCTGTTTCACTTTTTTAGTTCTCGCCATTACGATAAGATTTTTTGGAATCCTTTTTTGCCAGTTTCTTCACCGGATTTTTTAGGGTCCTTGTTAAACTTTCCGCCCGCTTCCAAGACCTGCACGCGTGCTTTCAAAGCCACGTTTTCTTTTCGCATTTCTGCGAATTCTGTCTTAGCTTCTTTTACGATTTTCCGCATAGCTTCCGCCAGGATTTCAGCTTCTTCGCTCATGGCTTCTACTTCGTCCATCGTGGCTACTTTTCCTTCGTCGTCCAAAGTCACTGCGTACACGGTCCCGTCGATTTCTACCTGGTGGTCGCCTGCGGGTGCGGCTGTCGGTTTACCGTCGATTTCGATAGTAACCGCAGTGCCTACCGCTAAATCACCTTCAAAAGAAAGCACAATGCCGTCTACGGTTGTTACTTCACCCATCGTATCTTTGCCGCCTTCCGACCCAAAAATGCTTTGGAAAAGCCCTTTTTTCTTTTTGCTCATATTTGTTTTGATATTAGTTGCTGTTTTGTCGAAATAGCCTTCGATTGAAAAGCCGTTGAAAATTCCGTTTTTGCAGTCCTGCCAGAGTGCGTCGTTTTCAATGTGATAGCTTCCAATCCAGGACCCGTCGTTAACTTTTTGCTTCGCCAAGATCTCCGGCACTTTTGTGAAGCGCGGGTCTGTAGCGTGCACGATGTAACTTTCCACAAGCACTGCACCTTTTACGGTCGTTTTGTGCTGCACGTTCGTGTTAACGTTGTACCCTTTTTTAAAGAACTTGTTTCGAATGGCCCAAATCGTGTCCGGTGAGAACTTCACGAAGTGTTCGCCGTGCTGTTCGTCGCGTCTGTAGATCAAAAAGTCCGCCATAATAAACACACCTGTAACAATGCGTTTTTCTTCGTCTATAGCGAATTTCACTTTTTGCTTACTATACATTTCGAAAGAACGAATGTGCGCCGGACCGTCAACGAAGGAATTAAAATCCACCCCCGTTTCGTCGTTCGCATTTATCGTCATGTCGTACACTCGTATTTCCATACCTATATAAGTCAAAATTCCGCGACGTACTTTTTTAAGAAGACCTAAGCCGCACGCGCTCAGCCGTTTAACTTTTTGCACTCAATTTTTATGCGGTTATTACCTGCTAAATTATTGAAATGCCGTTGCAACATTCTAAAAATATTTGTACCTTCGTGCAAAAAACCGCACACATTATGGCAGGAAAAATAACAGACGAAAGTACTATGCTTTTCGGTAAGCACAAAGGCCGCTACTTAATCGAAGTACCGGCGTCCTGGTTACTATGGTATCGCAACGATGCGAAAGACCCGCGCGACAAAGATCTACTGGACTACATAGAAGACAACCTGGACGTGCTGAGGTCAGAAAGCTAGCCTACATTTGAAACGATACTAACTTCCTCATTTTCGGCGAAAGACAAATCTAATTCGCTTTGCAAAATTACCACCTGCGAAGTTACTGTGCTTGTATCTTCTAGGCCTTGCGTTTCGGTCGTTGTCGAATTGTCTTCGGTCTGGCCCTGCACGGTGGGAATGCTCACTGAGGGCGTAGCTGCAGAAGCTACGGACCCAGAACCGCCACCGCTGAAACTTGTATTTTTGATCTTCGCAACGTTCAACGCCGCAGCGATTCCCGCAGCCGCAGCGAACGCCGGACCGGTAACGGCCCCGACTATCGGAATAGCCGAACCAGAACTGTAGGCCGCCTGTACAGATTGTATTCCCTGCATGATGGCTTGTGCTATCTGCAGTTTCTTGTTAATGGCGAATTTCTTTTTTTCCGCTTCCAATTCTGCTTTCGAACCTTCTTCGGCTTTGCCTATTTTCCAATCGAAGAACGCGTCTGCAAGTCCTTGCGCTGCGTCCAGTCCCATTTCTGTAGTGGTGCGCGTAGCTTCGGCCAAGTCCTTCTGCCGTTGCTTTTCCTTGTCAACTACTTGCGCATTTAGTGCGTCGATCTTCTCTGCATATTCCTGTCGAATTTTGAACTTTTCGCCCTCGGTTGCGTTCTCCTGGGCCAGTGCTTGTTCCATTACAAAAAGGGCTAATTCCTTTTCAATTTCCAGGACAGCTTCGGCGTCTTCGCGCATCTGAATAAGTTTGCCTTCCAGGCGTGCTTTTTCGCTGCGTCGAGCTGCTTCGGCTGCAGTCTGTTCGTTCTGCCGCTTTTTAAGTTCTTCGGCGTCGTTGGCGCGGTCCCTTGCTACGCGGAAAGTTTCAAGCAAAGCGTAATATTCTGTAAGTTGTTTTGCTTCGGCTTCGGCTACTACTTTGCTGTTCTCGCCATACTTCGTTTTTATCTCTTCGAGTTCGCGTTTATTGGCTAGCTTCAATTTGGCTAACTGGCGGTCCTCGGAATCTTCGATATTTTCGACCAGAAGATCTTCAAAAAGTCGCTGTTCTTCCAGTCGCGTTTTCGCTTCGGCCGCTCGACGGTCCGCCGCTTTTTTGGCGTACGTTCGGCCCCGTTGCGCACGCTCTTTTTCTTCCTGTTCTGCTTCCTTCGCTATTTCGTTGCGGCGTTCGTTTTCCAGGATCTGTCGATCTATGGCGTATTGGCCGTCCAACTCGCGAAAGCCTGCGTACTTGTCGCGCATCGCTTTGGTTTCTTCGCGGATCGTCTTTGCAAGTTCCCAGTTTTCCTCTGCCAGTGCTTGTTTGTAGGCCAAAGTCTTAACAGGAATTATCGCTTTTAAGGTTTTCAGATTCTTTTTCCGCAGAACTTCTTCACCTTCCAGGCGTTCTTTTTCCGCTTCGAAAAGTTCGTCTGCAGTGGCGTTCTGCGATACCATTAAATCGCGTTTGTTCTTTGCGTTCCTACGGAATGCACGTTCGTTCGCTTCGAGCAGTTCTGTTTGGCGCTCAAAAGACGCGTTTAGTTTGTTGTTTATGTCTTCGGCTACTTCGGCTGCACTGAAAAACGACGCTAGGGCTGCCACAGCCGCCACGATAAGCGCGATAATAGCGATTAGGGGTATAGCGAGCATCGCGATACGAAGTGCCTTCATAGCGCCTGTGGTAGTCCCTACGGCTAAGGCGTAGATATACTCTGCAGCCGTAGCCGCTTTGGACCATATAACCTTTGCTTTTGTCAGGACTACGCCTTCTTTCGATAAGCCGGCACGCACTTGCTCTATACCTACCAGAAGCGCTTCCACACCTTCCAGTTTTTCCATCGATTCTGTGAGCGCTTCGCTTTCAATACCGACGGCCGCCTGTGCACCTGCGATGGCGCCGTAACCCTGCACAAGTGTTTCGGACGTTGCCAGGGACGCTTCAAGATTTCCTGAATGCGCCGCCGTGTCTGCGGAAACTGTACCGATGTGCTCGATAGCTTCGGCGAGTTCTTTCGCTATGCGTATGGCTTCCTGGCCTACTGGCGTTTCTTCGCCCGCTACGCGTGAAATTTCTATGTACTTTGCTACGAGTTCGTTCGCGTGCTCGAAACTGTGTGCGCCTTCCTGTGTTTCTTTGTTCAGTTTTGCGAGCGCCGCTGCACCTTTTTCGCCGGCTTCCTCGGCCGCGGAACCTACGCCGCTTATCGCGTCTTCTAGTTCTTCCGTTTCCTTTACAGATTTGCCGGATTCAACTTTCGTTCTAAAGATTAATTCTTCCATGGTTCCTAGTTTTTCGCTTTCAATACCTGCAGCATTTCTATTTGTGTTATTTCAGTTATCGCGGAATCAAAGTCCACAACTTTATTAAATTTGAATAGTGCGCCGTTCCACATTAGTAGCCTGGACCAGTCCAAGTTCTTAACCTGTTGGTCGTTTAACTTTCTGTACAGTTGCACGTATTTTCCGTTCGGGTCGATTATTTCTTCTATTTCGTCTTTGTAGTATTCACTGTACGTGTTTACCGTAGTTCGATAAGTTGCGGCGTAGAGTACTTCCGGGACCAGTTGGAAGTTGAGGTCGAACAGCGGGAATTCCCAGTTATCAAAATGATGCACCGAAGGGTAGGTCGTGAAAGCGTCTTCGATAGCGTCGCCGCGCAGGAACCATTTAGCGCCCTTCATGCCATTTCTGAACATTACGCGCGGCGTTCCTTTGGTTGGCTTAACGTTGCCGTTCTCGTCTACGTTTATGAAGCGCGGCACGATCATTGGCCCGGCACCGTCCGCGTATATTTGATACGGCAGTATAGTTCCAAAGGGCAGCTTTATTTCCTGTTTGCCTTTGGCAAAAAATGAAGGTTGGTCGAAGGCTAAATCGCCGTAGGCCTGTTCCCATTCTATAACGTAGTTCGTCGCGTCGCTTTCAGTACCAGGTGCGAAGATCCACTGCAGATTTTTTGCGTAGGCGTTCGCAGAAGAACGGATCTCGATGTCTTTCGAGTGGTCTACTTCTTCGTCTATTTTGGTGAAAACGTCTGTGCCCTGGTAGAAGTCGCGAACAGGTTCGATTCGCACGACGCCGTAAAGGTCCGCATCTGAAACCATTAAATTCTGGAAAAGCAACGCGCCCAGAATGAATTCGCTGCACTTCATGTCTGGAAGAAATCGTCGCATCTCCATTGTCGCGCCTTCCGTTATAGCCGTCTGCGTACTGATGAAATTAACCTGCAGCGGCACCGTGGTTACCATCGCCAAATTTACCGTAGTATCGGAATCATCAGGAATGGGCCAACTAACCTGCACCGAAGCAACGCCCCAGAATAGTTCTATTTGGTCCCCTTGCTGCAGATCGATAGCCGTTGAAGTGCTGAGGTTGAAGACCTGCGCGGCGCTTGTCTGCACGAGTTCTACGATAGGAAACTGCACGCCGTTTTTCTGGTAGTATAGTATTCTATTGCCGCCGCTCACGTATGTAGTTTCGGGACCTGAATACGTGAAGCGCACCTGGCCGATTATCTCGATTCGCATTGAACCGCTACGCGCAGCCACGAAAGAAACTACGTTCATTTGGTTAAAGATGTCCTGCACTTCTGTGTTCGTCGTGTTGCCTGCGAACGGAACCGGCGGAAAGTTTGCCGGCCCAGAAGTAGAAACCTGCGTGCCTGTAGCTGCAGCGCTTTGCGTCTTCGAAAAGTTGCCGTTATTCGTTAGCACTTTGCGGTTGTTTCGCTCGGCGTCCGATAGTGCCGCGTCTACGTAGGACCCGCCGCCGTAGCCAAATAGCATACTTTTCATGCGGTCGGTTTCCAGGTGTTCGCTTGTGTATTCCTGCCCGACGAACTCCATGCACTTTTTGAAGACATCGACATAATGAACGTACGGAATCATTTCTGTATTTTGCCAGGTTGTGTTCACTGGTCGTGCCTTTCGTTCGATCAATGGGTAGTAATAGCCCTCGCCTATTGGCGTGGTCCAGGAATCGATTATCGTCGGGTTGTCCATCGTGTGGTTGTACGCGTCCCATCCGAGGTCCCGAACGCTTAAATTACTCAGTAGCAGAAAAATGTCCACGAAGTCCGAGAACAGACCTATTTTGAAAATTATTTTTCCCTTTCGGATAATCACTTTATTGAGTTTCAAAACGGCGTTAGGCAGTACGGCCGTGCCGCGTTTGTAGTACGTGCAGTTTACCTTCTTACTACTGTTGAAATTATAGGACCCGCCGATCTTTGTAAGACTGAAAGCGGAACTGAAAAATAGTTGATTATTGGCCGAGCCGGGCAGTTCTATTTCTTTGGAGAAATTGCGCTGCCGCTTGTTGGGTTCCTTGAAATCTGCTATAGACAAATTCAAGGGCACCGGAATGCGTTCTTTCAAGTCTATTTGCGTGCCGTCTGCAGTTACTAATCTGTCCATAATTTAAGCCGTTATAGATTTGAAGTTACTTTTTTTGTAGTTGACCGTAAAATTAAGAAGATCTTCGAACCTGCTCTGGTCTAGTGTGCTTTTCGTGTTGGTAACTGGTAGCTTTTCAGATTCCGAACCGACAACCGCGTGCACTTCTACGCTTTGGAAAATCTCAGCTAGCCAGTTTTGGTTCGCTTCGTTGATCCATCCAGTATGTATCGAACCGGCTGCGGATATTACTTTCAGGTAGTGCGTTACTCCACTGGTCAAAGCGTTGTGCGTGTAGTAGTTTCCAGGCGAAGGCGTTTCCTGCCATTGGCCGAACTGTTTCGTGTACTCGCTAATCTCGGAAGTAAATTCCCGCTCGCGGTTATGTGTGAATATGAACTGATCGACCGCGCCTATATTGTTGAGCCAGTTAAGCTGCACAGCCTGCGTGCATTCTTGGTCCACAAATTGAAAGCTAATACGGTTCGACTGGTTCAAATAAACGTCTACCCTGGAAATCTGGTCCAGTGTTGCGGGCGAAATGTGCGAAAGCATTAAGGCTTCGTCTAAGCACACATTAACTTTGTCGGTGCCCGTTTGTACTCCCGAAGTGCCAGACGTCACGTACGCCCCCGCTAAATCGAAGTACTGGGCTTCTACCAGGCATTGCGCGTCTGTGTTTAGTATCGAACCATAGACCGGGTTGCCACGGCCCACAAGCATAACGCCTTCGGGCGCATTGGTTAACCACTTTTGCCCCGGTGGATAATTGGCCGCCAACCATCCAGGCGCGTAGGTTTCTTCGTCCGTTGCCGCTTTCATTATTTTGCACACGTTGGTAACGGCCAAACTTTGAAGGCCTGCAGGCGTACCGTATCGCTCGAATACTGTTACGGATAATTCGCGCAGGTTTTCGCCGTTGAACAGTCCGACTGGTCCGCGCTTCTGTGCTTTCAAAAGTGGTCGCAGTACCTGTTCGACGTCGAACTGTGCTATGCCGCCAATCAATTCTGGGAAGACTTGATCTTCGGAAACTATCTGCGAATTGTACGTCGTTTCTACAATGAAACTAAAATTGGGCTGCCCTGTCTGGTTACTCGAAAATACGAATACTAGCGGATCGTCCGACGACTGAATGCTATTTGCTGCGGGTTGTTGTAAAATGCTTACTGCCATGGGTCACGAATTTGAACTGTTATTGCTTGTTTGTAAACTGCCGAAATGCTTTTTTCTAAGTACTCCACTAAATCCGCATTAACTACGTCAGTGAAGAACGGCCGCGGCACTATTCCTTTTTTGCGTATGCTTGTCATAAAGGCGAACGCTAACTGGTCGTAAGTCTGGCCCGGCTTCGCCTTTATGCCCCTGTCACGAATCCAACCCAGTATAGCTTCTTTGAACGTGGGCGTGCCGCCGGGCGCTTTGCCCCAGGTGGGTGCACCGTTGTTTCGTTCGGTACCGTTAACGCCGTACTGTACGTACTTCCAGTAGAAGTCTGCCTGGACGGCTACAATTATGGTGCCTTTTTGCGACTGGTCCACAGTTACTATGGACTGTTTCAAACGGTTCGAAGCGCTGATGTCGTACCGCTCAATCGATTTGCCGAGCCGGTCGATAACTTCCTGGTTCAAACCTATTACGAGCGTGTGCATTGGCGAACCTAAATCCGCATTTATAGCGCGTTTCGAAACGCCTATATTCATTTTCTCTACCAGGTCGCGGACGCTCATTTCTTTTTCGGCTTTGGCTTATTCTTGTGTAGTATATATTTGCACCGCTGCGAAAACGTTCTGTAGTTCAGCTTTAACGTTTCGTTCCATGTCAAATTGTACGTGTTCATTACGGCTTCGATCGACGTTTCCCATTGAAAAGGTGCAGGCTTCTCAGTAGCGAAACGATTTTTCTTTTTGCCTTCTTTGCTATTATCTGCCGGACCATTGACCGACGTATTGAGTGCAGAGATTTGTTCAAAAAAAAAGTGGAACTTCTCATAAAAAGGTCCAGTGGGAATTCGGCTTCGAACAGTTCGTGCCTAGAAGCAATATCGTGCACTAGGTTTCCGTTTTCGTCGATGTCGGAATAGTTGAAATTCTCGGGAATGTAGAACAGGCACGCAAGGCGAACCGGATCTGTAGCTATAGACGAATTCCGAAAATCGATATGCCAACCAATTCCGATTTTTTCCGGGTCCACAAGCACAAAAGCTTTGCCGCCTAGCTTAATTCGTTTCGGCAGTTCTGTTTTCAGGTCTAGTTTGCTTATAGCGTTGACAGCGTGCGCGGCCATTTTGTGTATATCCGGTTCGGTGAAGTCGAGAATTTGTCCATAGCGCAGGCCGGTAAACTCAGCAAGGAACGAAACGCGTTCGCGGTCTGTACTGAATCCATCTTTGGGCAGCAACGGCAAGCAGGCAAAGTGCTTTATTCTTAATTCGTTTGGGCCTTTCGGCATTTTGTATTCGATCATCGCACGGTATATTTTCCTGAGTATTTTGCTTGTCCTGTTTCTTCGTATCGCACGGCGTCGATTCCGTGGTCGTTCTCTTTTTTCGGCTTGTTGGTTGGTTTCCCGTTACGGTCCACGCCCCAAACATAAAACCGAAAGTTACTAATAAGATTTTTACTTCGTGCAGTTACTAGGTAATTTTGTTGCTGCATTAAGTCTATGCCGTAGTTAACATCTTTGGCCCCAACGCCCACAGCTTTGAGCCTGTGCGTGCGTTTGAGGTCTGCGACAGACTTCGGCTCGTTGCTGTCCCAGTAGATCTTCTTTTTTGCCAGTACGGTTTTTTTGACTTCGCGGGCTATGTCTGCATTCAGGTAGCCAGTTTCGTAGATTTCTTCGTCCAGGACCTTGTAAGGCGTGCCAGGTTTCCCCAAAATGCCTTTGTGGTCGGTCCACTCATAAACCGCGATAACTGCCGTAGGATCGTTCGTAAATCCAAAATCGCCACCACCGTTACGAAGTCGAGCGCCTTCGGGAATGTCCGGCGTTATTTGCCAATTGCTGAAAATTGCACCGATCAACGCGCCAACGTTGCCCAGGCCGTAAACCTGCCATTTATTCGCCCAGTATGCGTCTTTGATATTGTCCGCGTGGTACCGTTGGCCTTTGCCGGTGCCCTCTGGTAGTTTCTTGTTTTTGTAGCCGCGCTCTAAATAGCTTAGAATTTCAGTGCGTTCTACGTGGTCCAGTTCTTCGTTGTCCTCGAATGTTAACTGCAAGTATTCGCAGTCGTCGCGTGGTATTACTTCGTCGTCAATGAAGAAGGGCGCGTCTGGGTTGTAGTCGACTATGACTACTTTTGCCCTGGACGCAAATTGGTTGTAAGCTTCAAACTTACATTTGTTCACTTCGTTGCAGTAAAAACCGTACACCCGGTAGCCCTTCCCGGCGTCTTCCTTATCGAGCGATAAAAATTTGATCGTGGACCCGTTTTTGAATGTGTACAGGTAGTCCGTTTTGTTCCATCTGTGGTCCTGAAAAATGCCGAACCAGGACATTACTTTTAAGAAGTCCTTAATAACTGTGCCCTTCATTTTTGTAAGTTCCTCAGAAGCTATGACCCATTCGCGGCCGGCAGTCCAACTGCAGGAATTAATAATCAAAATGAGTATAGCAATAGTCTTGCCCGCACCTTGGCCGCCACGTATTACGCGAATGCGTTTAACCATCGCGGAAATTTTGCGTAGTGCGGTCGTTACTTTTATCATTTAAAGCGGATCAATGTTTAACAGTTTCACGTTGTTATCGACTACGGATTCGGTCTTCTCTGCAAGGCCTTGAAGTCGTGCGGTTATGCTCGAATTATAGATACCAACCATGCCGCCGGTTATCTGATCTTCGCGAATTTCCCTGCGCACCCGCGCGACGATGGACACAAATTCGTCGTATCTTTTGTCGCGATTCTCCAAATATTGCTGCACCGCACCGATGCCGTACACATCTTCTAAATAGTTCTCAAAGCCTGCCATAGTCAAGCATCGCTGCTTTTCTCTGTGACACGAATTGCCGTCTTTTCCTACAAAGTCGTGCACTAAAACGGGGTTCAGTTCTGCGTCTATTTTGTAGTCAAGAAACAAACCCCAGAAAGCTTCTGGGGTCGGTATCAATTTTGGGCGTCCAACTTTCGCAGCCATCGCCTACAGAATTTCGTCCTGGTCTTCGTCGTCCTGGTCTTCGTCGTCCTGGTCTTCGTCGTCCTGGTCTTCGTCGTCCTGGTCTTCGTCGTCCTG